TGAAGCTGACCATAATATCAAAACAGGTGAAAGAGGATAACATGCCGTATACACGGATGCACCATGACGTAGACCCTAAGGAATCTATTCTTAAAGAATTAGGGGATATTTCTGGGATAGAAGTATTTAATACTCATGTTTTAATTGCAACATATGTCCGCCCCAACAAGACAAAAAGCGGCATTCACTTAACCGATAAGTATGTTGAAGAAGACAAATATCAGGGAAAAGTGGGTCTTGTAGTTAAAAAAGGACTGTTAGCATTTGTTGACGAAGAGCAAGATTGGTTCAAGGGCGTTGAAGTAAACGTCAATGACTGGGTTTTCTATCGCCCATCTGATGGCTGGTCGATGAATGTGCATGGCGTTCAGTGCCGTGTGTTGCGTGACATAGACATTCGTGGCCGCATCCCGGCTCCCGATGCTGTTTGGTAAGGAATAGTTTCACATGGAACAAGTAGAAGACGTAGTTCTTGAGGATACCCCAGAGGTAACTGTTGAAGAGAACAAAACAGAAACAAAAATTGCCGCTAACGATTCGCAAACACCGGAAGATGGTATAGCGGAATTAAAAGAACGGTTAGAAACGGAGAAGCGGCTACGGTTAGAAGCTGAAGCACGCGCCCATCAAGCACAAAATACCGCTACAAAGGCAGCGGCAGAGGTACAGGACAGCAATCTGCACCTTATTAATAGCGCAATTGATAAGATTAAGCGCGAATCTGAGTATATGAAAGCGCATTTTAAGCAAGCAATGGCTGCTGGCGACTATGATGCTGCCGCTCAAGTGCAAGAAAACATGTCTCTTAATGCAGCTAAGCTATTACAGCTGCAAAATGGCAAATCTTCGCTTGAAGAAAGACTTAAAAATCCACCGCCAGTTGCTCCTCAAACTAATGACCCTGTTGAACGGGTAGCTTCGCAGCTATCGCCACGTTCAGCGGCATGGGTTCGCGCTCATCCACAGTGTGTCACTGACCAACGGTTATATCAAAAGATGGTTGGGGCGCATAATATTGCTATGGCGGATGGCTATCAGGTTGATTCTGATGACTATTTTGGCTTCATTGAGCAGCAAATGGGCTTTAGAAAAGCCCCACCACCCGTCGATGATGGCGAGGACGTTGCTTTGTCTGTCGCAGCGGCACCTACGCAGAAAAGAACATCACTTCCTGCGGCCCCAACTACCCGCACAGCATCTGGGACACCAAGCAAATCACAAGTTGTCAGGTTAAGCGCCGAGATGCGCGACATGGCTTCAATGATGGGCATGACACCAGAAGATTACGCTAAAAACATGGTCGCGCTTCGCAAAGAAGGCAAACTTAATTGATAGGAGAGCCAAATGGCTGACAATGAACCAAAGCTAACCAAGCTTACATCTAAAAAAGCACCATCTGATATTCGTCCCGCAGTTCATGCGGAAATCAGAGAAGAAAGCCCAGCACAGCGCGCCGCCAAGCGTGTTGCGGAAATTCGCGCCCATCGGCAGGGTTTGGATTTAGAAAATACGGACCAATATTTTATTGATCCTCGGATTGTTCCAGAAGGATGGTCATATGAATGGAAGCGAAAATCCATTTATAATCAAGAAGATCCATCTTACCAGATTAAATTGGCTGACGGCGGCTGGACACCTGTTCCGGCCAATCGGGATGCCCGTCATAAAGCATTAATGCCAACGGGAAATTACAATACAATTGAACGCGATGGCATGATTTTAATGGAGCGACCAAAAGAGTTGACAGATGAGGCAAAAGCTATAGAATTGCGTCGTGCTAGGAATCAAGTGCGTGCAAAAGAGCAGCAACTTAGCACAACACCTGATGGAACTCTTTCACGCGACGATGCTCGTGTAAGACCGCAGGTGAAGAAATCTTACGAAGCGATGCCTATTCCACAGGAATAAGGACGCTTCTAACCTGCCCTGTGGGAGGCGGGTTATCTTGTCGGGGTTGGCAGTGCTTGGCGCATAGCAACCTCATCACTCAGGAAAAATTGCTATGGCTAATACGCAAGCGTATTTTGGCTTTACGCAGTATCAGGGTGGTGCGGGTGGCGCTCCTACGTTTGCCCAATCTGTCCGTCGTATTGCGTCAGGCAACAGCACTGCTATCTACACTGGCGACCCAGTAATGCCAGTTGTTAGCACAGCTAATGGTTACATTACTCAAGCAGCTCCCGGCACGACTACCCTTGCTGGTATTTTTGTTGGCTGCAAATACCTCAACACCTCTCTTGGCCGCACCGTTTGGTCTAACTATTGGCCGGGTTCGGGTGCAACAGGTGACGTTGAAGCTTATGTCATTGATGATCCGAATGCTCGTTTCATCGTTCAGACAAGCACGACAGCTTTCCCAATCACTGGCACATTGTCCAGCCAGACTTCCGGCGTTCAGGGACAGTATGCTCAGTTCTCCATTGGTACGGGAAACACGTCAACTGGTCGCTCAGGTGCGTATCTCTCGTCAGTCGGTACGACTGTTACCTTCCCATTCACCATTGTGGACTACCAAGTTGGTTTCCAAAACGGTGGCGACCCAACCAGCCAGTACTGCAACGTGATCGTTGGCTTCAACAACGAAATCTTCCGCAGCAACGGCGCTGGCCCAACTGGCATCAGCTAAGGAGTAAGGTGTTATGGCTGTTAATCTAAGTCAGATCAGAGACCTTCTCCTCCCCGGCCTCCGTGGCGTTGAAGGCAAGTACGAAATGATCTCGTCGCAATACGACAAGATCTTCACGAAGCACGAATCAAAGATGGCTCTGGAACGCACTGCTGAAATGCGTTACCTCGGCCTTGCACAGCTCAAGACCGAAGGTGGTCAGACGGCTTTTGATTCGAATGCTGGTGAGCGTTTCGTTTGGAACCAAGAGCATACTGAAATTGCTCTGGGTTACGCGATTACCCGTAAGGCAATTGACGATAACCTCTACAAGACCCAGTTCATGCCATCTAACCTTGGCTTGGTGGAATCATTCCAGCAGACTAAGGAAATTTATGGCGCGAACATCCTTAATACGGCACAGACGTACAACGCAGCAGTTGGCGGTGACGGTGTAGCACTTTGCTCCACGGCGCATCCAATTGACGGTGGTACGGTTGCTAACACGCCAACAACTCAGGTTGATTTGAACGAAGCTACGCTACTGAATGCAATGATTGCAATCCGTGCTAACTTCAAAGATCAGGCTGGCTTGAAGATCTTTGCTCGTGGNCGCAAGCTCATCGTTCCTCCGCAGTTGGAACCAGTTGCAATNCGTCTTACGAAGACTGAATTGCGTCCCGGTACTGCAGATAACGACGTCAACGCGATCATGATGACGGCAGGCGGACTCAGCGAAGGCTACATGGTCAACGACTTCTTGACCTCGTCCTATGCTTGGTTCCTCCTCACCAACATCGATGGCTTGGCGTATATGGAGCGCATTAAGTTCGAAACAGACATGCAAGTCGATTTTGTCACTGACAACTTGCTTGTTAAGGGCTATGAGCGTTACTCGTTTGGTTATTATAACTGGAGAAGCATCTACGGTTCGTTCCCAACTTCGTAAATGTTGTGATGAAACTCGTGGATACTCAGAAAGGGTAATCCAAATGGCTAATACAGCATTCTCCGGTCCACTGATTGTTTTTGGGCAAAACCCAACGCAGCCAGCGGATTACAATCCAGACATCGGTGGTTCGTCCCTGTTTTATGCAGGGACGGCTATTCTTGATCCACGCGCACCATTCACATTCCTCCCCGGCGAATCACAGGCGGCGGTTGATTATGGTTGGTTGGGCGTAGATAACATTACTACATTGAGCGCGGTGCCTTATACGGCGGCTTCAGCAGCAATTGTTGCTTCGGCTAACCCTACAAGTGCTACTCTTGCTTTAGTGACAACTAGCTCCTCAACGACGGGTGTGTATTATAACAATACAAACTTTGTTCGTTCAGATACTGGCGTGGCTGATACGGTTCTGGCACTTGATGCTTATGCATCTGTTACAGGCTCATTCAGCAATGGTGTACTGACAATAACGGCCTCGTCTAACCAGATGCCAATTGGTCCGGGCATGGTTGTTATTTCTACTTCGGGCACGGTATCTCAGGGTACTGCGCTTGGTACTCAAGTTGTTGCTCAGCTTACGACAACGGGAACTTATTCCACGGTGTCGCAAGGGACTACGGGCACATATCAGACTAACGGCAATTTGACTGCAACTTCTGGAACAGTAGTTCTTGCTTACCAGAACGTGCAGCAGTGCGCCGTGCCAAACAATGCTCAGACGCCGAGCCAAGGCAATTGGAGTCCACAAGCTCTTCTTGGTCGTGCAGTGAGTGTTACGGCAGCATCAGGTGCTACATATACTACCGCAAGCGTTAATGGTTATGATGTCTACGGATATCCAATGACCGAAAATATTACGATTACGGCGGGTAGCACGGTCAATGGCAAGAAGGCATTTAAGTATATCAAGTCTGTGGTACTTTCGGGTGGCACGGCTGATACAACTCATGCTTATTCTGTTGGTACGGCTGATGTGTTTGGTCTTCCACTGCGTTCAGATACGTTTGGTGATATCATAGTAAACAATGCTTCGTCGCTAGTTGCTACGACATTGATTACTGCGGCAACAAACTATCTTCCTGCTGACCGCACCACTCCATCGGCCACAACGGCAGATGTTCGTGGAACCTTTGCTGCAACTTCAAGCAGCGGAGCCAATAAACTGATTGTCCGTCAGTCCCCTCAAGCCTATATGGTTCCGTACACCACGGGTCTATTTGGCTTAACCCAGTACTACAACTTCTAAGGAACTAGGCCATGAAGGCACATAAGGGTAAGTCTGATCAAGACGGCACACACGGCGAAGCATACGCTGATGCTGCCGTTCATGATGCATACGCTGGTGGTAATTCGCCAACGGCGCATGAAGCGGAAGAACGTAAGCACGGTGGCCGCACCAAGCGCAAGCATGGTGGCAAGGTCCATCACCTCAACATGATGCACAAAGAGCATCATCACGAGCATCCAAAGGCTGAACATCGCGCAAAGCGTAAGCGCGGTGGTCATGTTCATGCGGAACACGCAATGCACGGCGAACATACCAAGCATCGTGCAGACCGCAAGGCGCGTAAAGCTGGTGGCGAAGTTGGCGCAAACATGCACCCACTTTCCACGGCAAATCGCGGCATGGAGCCGAAAGGCCACAAGTCCTACGAGCCTGAACACGATTAATGTTNGCGAGGGGGTGTAANAGCCCCCTCACTTTCTCATGGGTGNAGTATGACCGCAGCNTGGACACGTTCTGAAGGCAAATCACCGTCTGGCGGGTTAAACGCCAAAGGGCGCGCTTCTGCTCGTGCAGAAGGCCATAATCTCAAAGCGCCAACGAAGGATAAAGAAAATCCTCGTCATGATAATTTT